AGAACAAAACATACTGCATGGTTCCCCAGATAGCATGGAGAAGTATCGCCAGCTTGTAGGAGAACTCAACGGGCTACAGTATGCCAAAACTGAAATCAAAGAACGACTAGATAGGTTGGAGAAAGAAGAATGACCAAGACCTTATACGTGCCAGACCACGTGGCGGAAGCCAAAAGCTCTGTAGCATCAGCATACGTTGCTGCTGACGAGAAGGTGTTAGATCCTTCTCTTTTAGAAGAGTCCTTACAGGAACGACTACCTCAACCGACAGGATGGCGCATTCTGGTAATGCCCTACGCTGGAAAAGCAACCACGGAGGGCGGTGTTTTCATCCCAGACGTTGTTCGAGACCGAGAGGCTTTGGCCACAGTTGTGGCGTATGTCGTTAAGCTAGGACCACTAGCATACAAAGATCCACACAAATTTGGTGAGAACATGGAGCCTTGGTGCTCTGAAGGCCAGTGGGTGTGCATTGGGCGTTATGCTGGTGCCAGATTCAAGATTGATGGCGGGGAAGTCCGAATCATTAATGATGATGAGGTTATCGCTACGATTCTTGAACCAGATGATATTAAACATGTCTAGAAAGCATAGAGGATGTGATGAGTGAAATTACAG